ATAAGTGGTTCAAGGGATCTAAGTCTAAAGATGGTAAAGGTGGTTGGGTAAATGTTGTCACAGGTGGCACATGTGCTAGTGATGAGCCAGGTGAGGGTACTCCTAAGTGTGTATCATCATCTAAGAGAGCAAGTATGACAAAGGCAGAAAGATTATCTGCATCAAGAAGAAAGAAAAAGGCTGATCCTAATCAACAGTCCAAGTCAGGTGCTGCAAAACCTACATATGTTAGTACGGATAAACCTAAGAAAAAAGTATCTGAATCTATGTTACCTCCTACTAAAAAAACAGAATCAGACATTAGAAGATCAACCGAAAAATCATTGTACGATACTTCATCTGGTGAGTCTGAAATTTCAAAGAGAACTAGAGTTGCAAGAAAATTAGCTCTCTCTGGAAATATAAAAGATCAAAAGAAGGGTAAAGAAATGGAGGCTGATACTAGTAGAAAGTTAGTAGCTGCTCAATTTATGTGGGAAGCAAAGAACAAAATTAAGAGAGATGAGTATGGTGATCCTATTGGTGGGCCAAAAATATCAGAAAAACAAAAGATAAAAAATCTAAAAAGTAATACACCTGATGAGGATCATACCACTACAACTAATGAAGCCTATTCTAGTAAACCATCTAACCAGAAAAAGAAGGCAAAGTTAGCAGCTGCCCTTGATAGATTGGAGAATCTAAAGGTTCAGAAGAAAATGAATGAAGGAACATCTCCAGCTTGGCAAAGAAAGGAGGGCAAGAGTGAGTCAGGTGGACTCAATGCAAAAGGTGTTGCTTCATATCGTGCTGCAAATCCAGGCTCAAAACTTAAGACTGCTGTTACAACAAAACCATCTAAGTTAAAGAAAGGATCTAAGTCTGCTAAAAGAAGAAAATCATTCTGTGCTAGAATGAAAGGTATGAAGAAAAGACTTACATCAGCAAAGACAGCTAGAGATCCAGATTCAAGGATCAATAAGTCACTTAGAAAGTGGAACTGTTCTTTTGAACCTGAGCATGGTCAGATAATTAGTGAAGGTAAAGTCTCTGGTATGATCAAGTCTCTCAAAAGAAAAACAAAAGTTCTAGAAAAAGGACAGAAAAAAGAAAGGGATGCTGGTGCGATTGCAGCCAAGATTATGAAACAAAAAGAACATAATAAGTATGTTAATTTTCTACCTGTAGATGATAAATGAAAACATTCAAACAATTCACCGAAGAAAAAAATAAATGCGGTGAAGGAGAATATTATTGTTTTAATGACAAAAAATGTAAACCTATTCCCAAAGGATATAAAATAGGTTATGGTGGGTATCTAAAACCTGATAATGACAATGATGAATCTAATGGTAAAAAAGGCGGTTCTAATGGTAATGGGAACGGTAATGGTAGCCATGGGAATGGTAATGGTGGTAACGGCAACGGTGGAAATGGTGGAGGAGGCAACGGCGGAGGTAGTACATGAAGATCACTAATTATAGTTCTGAACAAGAGAAAATATCTTATGAGATTGCCTCTAATCCAGAACTACAAAAATCAGAACTTGCACCAAAGGCAAAGAAAGTTTGTTGGCACGAACAGATATACAAAACTCTTGCGACTGTTGGGGACTTTTCTTGTTTTGTATTATACTTTGACGAAAATTATGATCCAACAAGAACAAGTCAAGGGACTAGAAGAATCCACATAGTAGGTTCGGAAACAAGAATAGAAGATGAATTAGAATTGAACAAATATCATAGTCTATCTGATGCCGTATTCTCAGAAGGTGTGATATATGTCAATGCAATTATAAGGCCAAACGGAACTACTTTTCAGAACAACAAAGATCTAAAAGATTGTGTGAAATTTATGTCAGGTGTAGCCAATCACTATGGGGCATCAAAGGATAAGATATTTGCCATAGATCCAAATGATAATGACAAGATGTATGAAATGAGTTATGATGTATCTTCAGCAAAAACTTACTCAGATAATTCTAATAATTCTTTAGGAGACTTCACATCAATAGCAATAGGTGGCGGAACTCTATCTCTATCATATGGTAGATTATTTGGTAGTGGGTCAATAGCTTTTAGTCAAATTAAGAGTGCGTTTGGTGGAGATAATAATATAGACAAATATCATAGAGGAGAGAACATAGCAGACATAACAGAAAATGCTAGTGTGCCTACATTCGGTGAAATATCGTTTAGTGATTTTAGAAATATTGTTAGTTCGATAACTGCTAACGCTAATGGAAATTGGATGCATCTACAAGCCAGATGGGAAATCTTTGGAGATGCTGCTTGGGTTTCAGAACTTGAGAAAACTTTAAACATTAATGGTCAAGTTGGCCCAGCAGATTCAAGCACTCCAGCTGTTAGAATTAATGAAGGTGGTCAAGGTCAGATAACATTAAGAGTTAATGGTGGTGCAAATACTGTTAGAGGATGGCCAGGAAATGGTGGTACAGGTAGTAATAATGGCCAAGCTGGTGGAACTGCTATGGTTGTCTCTAGTCCAATAAGAATGCCAACATCTCATTATAATGGACGAGTCGGCGGAGGCGGCGGAGGCGGCGGTGGCGGCGGCCAAGGTGGTGACGGAGGATCAGGTGGCCACAGTGGAGGTCGTAGATGTAACCCAGGCTTCTGTTGGAACACTCATCAATATTGTAATAATAATGGAGGTTGCGGTGGCAATGGAGGAGCTGGAGGAACTGGTGGTAGAGGAAATGGATATTATTATGATTATGGACTTGGTATGTGGATAGACTCTCACAATGCTGGACTAGCAGCAGGCACAATAGGTTCGCCTGGATCTAGTGGTGGTAGTAGAGCTGGTGCTGGAGGCCAAGGTGGTGCTGGTGGTAATGGTGGAGCTCTTGAAACAAAAGGTGCAGATGGGGCTCAAGGAGGCACAGGAGGAACAGGAGCTGGTCAATATGGTGGTTGCGGAGTAGGTTGTGACGGTAATAGATCAGGAGATGTTGGTGCAGGCGGTAACGGTGGTGGCCCAGCTGGTGTGAGAGTTACTACAAGTCACTCTGGAAACGTATCCCTTTTCTAAACTAGTTGACAACATAAGTAATTAATACTATAATCATATTATGAAATATATTTTTGATGTTGATGGGACTCTGACTCCCAGCAGACAGAAAATCGATCCTGACTTTCTAATATTCTTTAACAGTTTCGCTCTAGCGAATGAAGTTTATCTTGTCACAGGAAGTGATAGAGATAAAACTATAGAACAAATCACACACCTCCTTTACTGTAATTGTAAGAGAGTATATAATTGTGCTGGGAATGATGTGTATGAGGGTGATATATCAGTATATACTAATCCTTGGACACTACCACTAGAAGCAAGAGAACATCTCTTAGAAGAATTACATGAGAGTCATTTTCCTGTGCGAACAGGCACACATATAGAGGAGAGGCCAGGATGTGTCAATTTTAGTATAGTGGGTAGAGGTGCAAATCAAACAGAGAGATTAGTCTATAGTGATTGGGATTCTATAAAAGAAGAAAGAAGAGGAATAGCAAATAGATTCAATAAAAAGTTTCCAGAGTTACATGCTTTTGTTGGTGGTGTGACAGGTGTTGATATATCAAGTAAAGGAAGTGATAAGAGTCAGATTGTCAGAGATTTTATGGATGGAGATGTGATATTTTTTGGTGATAGGTTAGATGAATTTGGAAATGATAAACCACTGGCAGATGCAATAATTAAAAACAAATTAGGATCAGTTGTAGAAGTTAAAGATTGGAAAGACACTTGGAGTAAATTGAAATGAAAGAAACTAAATGGCAGGCATATATTTTACTCAACTCAAATAGATTGACGAGAGTGGAGTTCTTCTCACCATCTAATTTAAGAGAAGATGCAGAAGAAACTGTCAAAGCATTATATGGTGTAACTGATGTCCGCCAGTTGAGGAGGATTTGGTCATGAATGAAGTCCAGTTTATAAAACATAGAATTTTTAGAGAGACAGATTCTGTTGTATTCTATGATATATCTGTTGAGGAATCTAATGCAGCAGACCTAGTAATCCATGATGGCCCTGCCACCTCACCACCAGATGATTGTGTAGGTGCAAAGTCATTTTATATTCATAGTTTCCAAGACGATTATAATAGAGTGGTATCGGGGTCAAGGACATTTGAATTAGTGAACTTACAATGGAAGTATCCATATCATCTTGTCAATCTGACTAGACAGAGTGGCGCTCTACTGATACCTCGTGGTACATTTCACAGGTCACAATCAGGAGAGGAAGGTTCTATTGTAATCAACCAAGCAAAAAGGTATGACGGATTTGATGCCAGTGCTGAGTTCTATCCTGTATCTGCCTCTGAAAACCGAGAACTATACAACGTTTTGAGGAATGAAAAACCTGTTATACATAGTGTGAAGATATGAAAATGATGGAATGGTTGAAGGAGGAGATTACGAAAACCCCTGGCTATATGAGGGTAAACCTTTTACTTCTGACGACATTGGCAATTTCTTCGGTTACGTCTACCTCATTACTAATAAGACAACAGGTAAGAAGTACATCGGCAGAAAATATTTCGTACAGAAACGAAAACCCAGAGGCGGCAAACGAAAAGTTACTAGCGAATCGGATTGGAAGAAATATTATGGATCGTCCCCCGAACTCAAAGCCGACGTATCCGAATTTGGAAAGACCAATTTTTCCAGAGAGATCTTGTCTCTCCATACAACTCTGGGGAAAACCAACTATGAGGAAACCAGACAACTGTTTGTTAACAACGTTTTAACAGAAGCTCTTGACAATGGAGAGCCAGCATATTATAACAGTAATGTTTTAGGCCGTTATTATAGAAAGGATTATTTTGATGTATCTTGAAACTGCTGCAAAAATTATAGGCGAACACGAAATAAATTTAACTGAGGAAGGTATGTTAGATCTTCTTCAAATAAAATATAGATGGCCAGAAATGGCGATAGAAGTTATCAATCAATGTGGCAATACTTCTAATGGTTTTTTTGACTCAAGAAAATTTTTAATATATGATAGATGGAAAAGATTGTATGATTTAGGATTCACTACTTTACTTAACAATGTCATGGATCTTACATCAGAACTTAGAAGTTTAGATAATAAATTATTTGAATATAAAGGATCTGAAACTAATGCCAATTTGTATTTTACAACTGGTACAAAAGATAAAAGGCCCAGTTTTGACCCACACCATCACGACTACCATGTAATAGTAAAACCAATATACGGAACTTGTTTATGGAAAATTAATGATAGGATAGAAGAAATTACTCCAGAGGGAGTTTTAATTTTACCAGCAGGC